GAAGATCAAGCAACTTGAGGAGCAAGTGTGAATGAGTTGGCTCTTTTCGCAGGTGCTGGTGGAGGAATACTTGGGGGACATCTGCTTGGATGGAGAACAGTCTGTGCTGTTGAGTGGGAACAATATCCAGCAAGCGTATTGTGTGCCAGACAAAATGACGGACTTCTTGAAAGTTTCCCAATCTGGGATGATGTTCAAACCTTTGACGGAAACCCTTGGAAAGGAATTGTTGATGTCGTATCTGGGGGCTTTCCATGCCAGGACATTAGTGCAGCAGGAAAAGGCGCAGGAATTGAAGGTGAGCGATCAGGAATGTGGAAAGAAATGGCAAGGATCATTTACGAAGTACGACCCAAGTATGTCTATGTGGAAAACTCCCCAATGCTCGTTCATAGAGGACTCGGTGTGGTTCTCGGACAGTTGGCCGAGATGGGGTTTGATGCGTCATGGGGAGTGTTGGGAGCATCAGACATTGGAGCTAAACATCACAGAAAGAGAATTTGGATTGTTGCCAGACGGAGTGAGTTTCTTTCACACCCCAACAACAGGCAAGGATGGTGGCAGCAACAGTCGGAAAGCGTTGAAGAAACGCAAAGAGGCAATATGGCCAACGCCAACAACTCCATCGGGGGGGGGGAATGCAGGCGGTTCTGGGGCGCACAAAAACGCTATCAAGAATGGGACTTACATTCCATCTTCAATCAACCCGAACCTTTACGAATGGCTGATGGGGTGGCCTCAAGGGTGGACAGACTTAAAGCCATTGGAAATGGACAAGTGCCACAAGTGGCTGGAATTGCATGGAACTTGCTAAAAGAAAGGTTAGATGGACAAAGATAGTGAGGAATGGCGTAACGAATGTGAGGCTAGAGAACTACTAACATGGCCTATAGCAGAAAGACGAAAACAACTAGCTCTAGTATTAGAAAAGCGTGGATGGGAAGCCACACTTAAACTAAAAGACGAAATGGAAAGACAATGGAAATTAGCCCGAACAAAGCAGTCGAGTTCATCATCAAGCAATCAGGGGTCTTTGCAGCAGCCAAAGCAAATAGAACTTATATAGAAAACTATCTGCGATCTGCTAAAAGTCGCCTTATGCTGGAATCCACGGCATCTAGCATTGCTGCTAAAGAGATGGAGGCTTATGCTACAGATGATTATGTAGAACTCTTACAAGGGCTAAAAGAGGCTGTAGAAGTTGAGGAAAAGTTAAAATGGCAACTGATAGCAGCCCAAGCTAGAATCGAGATATGGCGCAGTCAAGAGGCTACCAATCGTACTATAGATAGGGCTACCCAATGAGTAGGCTTAAAGGCACTAAAAATAAAAATACTTATATCAGAGAAGGAACTGATATGAATGTTGAAGATATTGCTAAAGAGTTAGGTTTATCTAAGACAGAAGTAGAAACTGCATTAAAAGGTGGGGTTCGTAAATTTAAGAGATATTTTGCAAAACAAAACATTCAAAAAGAACATTACTTATGATTCATTATCATGGACTACCTATAACTCCAGCCACAGTTGCTAATTATGCTGTACAAGCTGGTCATGCCTTTGTGTCTTATGCTCATTCAGATCAAATTGGAACTGCATTAGAAGTATGCCAATCTTTTGCCATAGACAATGGTGCTTTTAGTGCTTGGAAAAGTGGCAAGCCTGTTACCAATTGGGATGCTTATTATGATTGGGCATTAAACCTTAAAAAAGTACCATCTTGTGATTTTGCTTGTATCCCAGATGTAATTGATGGAGCGGAAGCTGACAATGATGCGTTGTTAGAAGATTGCCCATTGCCTAAATGGTTTGGCGCACCTGTATGGCACATGCACGAATCACTAGAAAGGCTAGAACAACTGGCTAATTACTATGTGCGTGTTTGTATTGGTAGCTCTGGTGAGTACGCTACAGTTGGTACTAACGCCTGGTGGTCAAAAATGGGTCAAGCAATGCGTGTAATTTGTGATGACATGGGTAGACCAATATGCAAACTTCATGGGCTTAGAATGTTAGACCCTGCAATATTTACTAAACTGCCATTTTCATCTACCGACAGTACAAACATAGCAAGAAATGTAGGGATTGATAAACATTGGAGAAATGGCAATTATCCACCACCAACTAAAGAGGCTAGGGCGCAAGTAATGAGGTCTAGAATTGAGGCTCATAATGCACCAACAACATGGAACTTCATGCAAGTAGAGCAAGAGGGGTTATTTTGAAACTTACACAAACATTTCATTTTGATGCTGCACATACCTTAAAAGGTAGGTATGTTGATGTCCATACCAAAATGCAATCAGAAAATATACATGGTCATACTTATACAGCTAGTATTTCTGTAAATGGTGAGCCTAATGAAAATGGCATGGTTAAAGATTTTGGACATTTTAAATGGGCTATTGATGCCCTCAAGTTGCAACTTGACCATAAGTTTTTGGATAATGTAGAAGGGCTTGGAATACCAACTATAGAAAATCTTTGCATATATATTGCAGACTATCTTAAAACTTTTAGTGGTTTATGCGAGGTAACTGTTGAACGCAAATCGTCTGGCGATAAATGTACATTAGAAATTAACAATGGCAAATAAACATGGCAAAAAGAACACACTCAATAAGATTGCAGAACTCGGATGTATTTTATGCTCCGAAGTCCTTGGGATTGAAGGCACTCCAGCAGAACTCCATCATGTGCGGAGATATGGAGCTAAACGGGCTACATCCCCAATCTTGCCTCTTTGCTCACAGCATCATAGGCTTGGAAATGATAGCCTTCACCACATGGGTGTCTGCGGTTTTGAAAGAAAATGGCAAATATCCTGTGAGGAGTTGCTGGAGCGAGTCAGTCAGAAACTTGGAAAGGAATCTACATGAACGAAACGAATAAAATTGTCAATGAGCTGGTAGACCTATATACAGGTAAGGTAGTAACTCAGCATGAGAATGAAGTCTTGTTTAGGGTCGTTAAACTAATCAGAGATCTAGAGGATCAGTCTAAGATGTATAAGTCGCTATTGGCAAATCAACCCAGCGAAGGCAGCCACTAAATGAATAAACCCCACATTGTTGCTTTTGGGGGGGGCGTGGATTCCACAGCTATGATTCTTGGTCTTTACGAATCTAATAGACCAATAGACTTAATATTATTTGCTGATACTGGTGGAGAGCGACCAGAAACTTATGCTCATATTGAAAATTTTAGTAATTGGCTTACCAATAAAGGTTTGCCATCAATAACTGTAGTAAAACGCACCAGAAAAGATGGCAGTCTAGAAACTCTTGAACAAGAATGTCATAGACGAAACAATTTACCATCTATTGCTTATGGTTTTAAATCATGCTCACAAAAGCACAAAATAGCCCCACAAGACAAATTTCTAAATCATTGGACTCCAGCTATTGAATGGTGGCAAACAGGCGCAAAATGCGTTAAATATATTGGTTACGATGCTGGTGAATCCCATAGGGCTGATAATGCTAATAAAAGAGATGATCCAAAATACGACCACGAATATCCGTTAATTGAATGGCAATGGGATAGGGAAGATTGTTTAAATATTATTGAAAAGTATGGAATTACTAATGTTGGAAAATCTGCTTGTTTCTTTTGCCCTTCTTCTCGCCCAAAAGAAATAATTGATTTGTATGAAAAGCATCCCGATCTAGCTCAAAGAGCATTGGATATTGAAAAGCAAGCAGAATTGACTAGCATTAAAGGATTAGGTAGAAACTATGCCTGGTCGGAAGTAATCTTAATGCACAAATCACAAATGACATTGCCGTTTGTTGGATTTGATTTGCCTTGTGAATGTACTGAGTAACTAAAGCTCTAGTGGATCAAACGAGCCAAACTCAATAGCAACCATCTTTGCTCGTTTTCTAAATTTATTGTCGTGCTTTTCCCAGCCAAAAACACCTTTTTTATCTGCTGGCTCTGCCCATCTAGAACAATGGATCATTTCATGTGCGGTAGTTGCAATACAAGTAAGCATAAAAGATAACCTATTTCTTGATATAGTTATCGTATGAGGGATTTCCTCATCTTCATGGTAGCAATATGTTCCAAGTGCATCAGGATCGCTATTAACAATAAAACGAACAAGCTCTACTGGTGGCATATTCCATTTATTAAAAGGGTGTAGTTTACATAGCGTTATATATGTGTCTTGCAAAAATGTAGAATTAATCTTCATGCTAAATGTTTAAGTTTTGCGTGAGGTATTACAGTTCTAGTGTCAGTTGAATAAGCACCACAGGCTTTACATTGATAGCGTTGATAAGCCCCAGTAGTAGTGTATCTAAATCCCTTACTTTGTAAATTTGGCTTTGCACAAGTAGGGCATACAAAGCCATCCCTATCTTTCATCAAAGCATGATTTAATGGTGCTTTAATCCAAGGCAATAAGCGGTTATACAATTTCTCAAGCAATAGCACATCTTGAATATTGTATTCTTTCATCGTTGCCCATGCTTTTTTATCATTAGCCATACATTTAATCCATAGCGTATGACCCTCATGGTCTTTCTTTTTGCCAAGGCCAAGGC